GAAACTGTATTAAATAGATTAGGAATAGTAGAATTTGTTGTTCTAAAGTTAGTAGTAGTTAAATTAGTATTAAATAGATTAGGAATAGTAGAATTTGTTGTTCTAAAGTTAGTAGTCGTTAAATTAGTATTAAATAGATTAGGAATAGTAGAATTTGTTGTTCTAAAGTTAGTAGTAGTTAAATTAGTATTAAATAAATTAGTTATGGTAGAATTTGTATTTATAAAGTTTGTATTTAAAAGATTATTTATAGTAGAGTTTGTATTAGATAAATTAGATATTGTGGAGAATGTGTTAAATAAATTATTAATAGTAGAATGTGTATTAGATAAATTAGAAATGGATGAATTTTGTGAAATAAATGTATCAGAGACGAGATTACCAATTGAAGAGTTTATATTATTCATATTATTGATAATAGAGGGAGTATTAGTGTTGTAAATATAAATTGGATTATTTATATTAAAATATTCATTGTTCATTTCTTGAATATAATATATAAAATATAATTATAATATGTTTAAAATAATAATTAATATATTTTTAATGATAAAAGTTATAAATGCACATTCAAGATTATTTATACCAGAACCAATAACAAGAGAATTATGTATGCCAGTATATGCAAATTCGCAATGTTGTAGAAGTGGTTCGTATAATACAAATACAATTAGAAATGTATGGCAACGAGGAGAAATAATAGATGTAGAATATCCAAGAAACAATCATATAGGAGGATTTGTAAGATGGAGTATAGTTGAATATGGAAATGATGGATTATTAGAAACAAAGGAAAATGTATTTCAATATAATTGTGCAATGACAACGTGTAATGGAATAAATGGAAATCCATATGGGTCTGACCCAAATTGGGAAATTGATAATGGAAATATGTGTAGAACAACTATAAAAATACCAGAACATTTAAGAGATGGATATTATACAATACAATATCGAATACATTCACAAGGAGATTCATATAATATAAGAAATTTAGGATTAATGGATTTTGCGTCTTGTTTTGATATAGAAATACGAGGTGGAGAATTAAAAGAAAAAAATGCTTGTCCAATGTTTGTATATGGTGATGTAATAGATAATAATAAAGTGTCTTGTGAATTTTTCAAAGACAATAAAATAAATACTTGCACAAATGATAGAACGTGTTATGGATGGTTTGCAAGAGCACCCCCTCAAGATATAATCAATTGTCCATCAAATATACTAGATGGTGGATTACAAAGTGCATTACAAAAAAATTATAGAAATATTCAAAGTGAAGAATTAAACATTGAAGAAACTTCTAATCCAAGACAAAATCCAAATCCATCATTTGATGTAGATTTAAATATATTTAGACCATCATCAAATACAACAGTATCAATAACAACACCAACAACTACATCAATAACTACATCAATAACAACAACAACAACAACAACAAAGAATATAAAACCAACACCGATAAAAAAGAAAGAAATGATAATAAGAATTGGAAGAGAAAGATTTAAATGTGTGGGATTTTAAAAAATGAAAAAAAAAAAATTTGTGAAAAAATTAATCAAGATGGAAAATATCAATTTAAGCAAACAAGAATTAAAACGATTAATAGAAAGGGATGATGAAATGTATGTAAAACTTTTAAATGATGGTAATTATAAAGAATTGTTTGTAAAAGTAGAAAAAAATACTGGAGAATTAAAAGAAAAAATCAAAGTAGATAGAACAAAAAGAATAAAAATAAAACGTTAAACTTATGAATAATATTATAATTATTCATAAGTTTTTTATTTTATTATAATATATTAATGGATACAGCTGGAAAAATAGGTTGGATGTATCAATCATATTATAATGGATTAGGAAAAAATGAGGAAATGAGTAAAACTAAAATGGAATTAAAGATTGAGTTTGAGAATGAAATAAATAATAAATTAGAGATAGATAATAAATTCGATACATATAAAGAAAAACAAAATAAAGTAGAATTGATTGATTATATAAATGGATTAAAAAGTATAATAGATAAACTATATATAATATCAAGAATATTGAATGAGATTAAACAAAAGAATATAAAAAAGGAAATTTTAGATGGGATAGAAATAAGGATACCAAGGAATTATAATACAATATGGAATGAATATATACACAATATAATAGGAAAACCAGAAATGAAGGAAAAGATAATACAAACATTTAATATAAAACAATTTACAAATTGTGTAAATGAAGAGGATGTGGAGATATTAGATTTTTTAGTAAATATAAAAAAAATAAATGAATGGAGTATAACAGAGAATGAATACGACGAGATGCTTTCAAAGGGGGTTGATGTGGAAATATTTAAATGGATTGTTAAATATACAAAAAGTAAATCAATGATAACAATAAAAACAATAGATATATTATGTGATTTAACACCAACAAGAAACAATAATTTAATTATATTAACACACTTGGAATTATATTATAATAGACTTGGTAAAGATAAATTTGAGAAAATGTATTCAGAAAAAGCATTAACTAATTTAATAAGAAATAGAAATATACTAGTATTAGATTGGTGGTTTAAACAAGGGTATAAAATAAAATATGATTCTAATGTATTACGAGAATTAGTAAAAGAGAATAGTAGAGAGGTTGTAGAAATAATAAAAATACTGAGAGACAATAAAATATTAGATGGAAATAACAATATAAAAATGATTATAATGGAAACAAAAACACCAGAAGTTTTAGAAGAAATAAAAAAAGAAATATTGCAAACACATTTTTCTAGAGAAATGGAATATTTTCATAATTTATATATAAAAGATGAAAAAGAATATATTTTGAAATTGAAAGAAATAGTAGAAAATGTTAAAAACTATTATAAAGAAAATACAATAGATATACAAGAAGACAATGAATCAATACAAAAAATAGAATATTTAATAAATAATTATGAATCGTATTTTAGTTTTTCACGTAAAATAACAAGATTTGAGAATTTAACAAAAGAAATAGATAAAATAATAAATAAGTCGAATATAAAAACAAAGATAGGAACAGTTCAGGAATATATGAGATATATTAGTAAATTATTAATATCTCCTAATGAAAATTTTAGGATATTAAGTTGGTTTAACTATTATGATTTAATAGATGGATATTATACAGATTATGTATTTATAGAAGCATTTAAAACAAATAATATATTTATACTAAAGTGGCTTTATGATAACAAATATACAATAAATGTATCTAAAGAAATATTAAATTATGCTGTAGAAGAAAATCATATAGAAATATTAAAAAGATATATAGATATAAATAAAGAAAATAATAAAGAAACAATATTTTCAGATAATGTATTAAAATATGTTAAAACATTAAAAATGATGAAATTTTTAGTATATAATAGACGAGAGTTTAAAATAACATTTAAAAATAATATATTGGATATATTTGCTTTACATGATGATATTGAATGTTACAACATATTATATTTTATATTTAATACACTAGACTATAAGGAATTAAATGATGCATATTCAGAACAATTAATAGACAATGCAATATTGTGTAATAATAAACATGTAATTAGATGGATTAAAGAAAAAGAACAATATAAAAGCGGTGATATTATATTAAAGTATTCGACGAATATATTTGATAAATGTTTAAATGAAGAAGTTGTATTACAATTTCTAGAAAGTGAAAAAAATAATTTTCCAAAAATAAAAGTAAAAATAACAAAAGAATTAGCAGTAATAGCATCAAAATATGATAAAGTAAATATATTAGAAATATATTCAAATTACAAACCAAAAACATATGACTTTAAATTTGACTATGATGAAAAAGCTGTTCATGTAGCAATAGAAAATAATAGTTACAATGTAGTTAATTGGTTTATAGATGAATATGGATATAAAATTAAAATAAATAAAGAATGGATAAAGGAACATATAGATAAAATGAATTTGTTTAATAAATATATTAAACATAGTAAAATGGTTAAAAAAATTATTTATTTAGATGAAAAAGTAAGAATATTAGATAAATTATTGAATATGAAATTAAAAAATGAATAAAAAAAAAACAACTGTTTAAATGAACAAGATGTATCTATATAATATAAAGACGGAATTTACAGAAACTTTTGTAAAAAAGAGTTTTGAAATAAAAACAAATGATATAGAATTAGTTATATTAAGTATTTTTAATTTTATAAAACTGGAAATTGATTATAAAATTGATACAAGAAATGTTGGAGAAATTGTAAAACAGGGGGAAATAAGATTAGAATTTTACAATTATAAATTGGATAGGGAATTTTATGTAAATATTTTTGGAAAAGAAAAAGAAATAAGTGATATATATGATAAATTATGGTATTTAGTAGAGTTATTTGAAAAATCAAATGAATGAAAAATTCATTTGATTATTTTTTTTTATGTTATTAAATTAAATGTCATCATATGACCAACAATCATTTTTAACAGGGATAGAAATATTAGATACAACAGAATCAACAAATACAACAACAGGTTCATTAGTAACATATGGAGGAGTAAGTATATTAAAAAAGACAAATTTAAGTGGTAATGTAGAAATATTAAATACGACACAATCACAATCAACAACAACAGGTTCATTAATAGTAAGAGGAGGTATTGGAGTAGTTGGAAACACATTTTTAAACAATATAACAGTAGCGTCTGTATATTGCACAGGACAGATTTTTCAAAATGGACAAGCAGTATCATCAAGCACAACCGGATCACAATGGCAAGGTCTTGTAAATAGTGATTTGTGGTACACAGGTGGAAATATAGGTATAGGAACATCAACACCGCAACACAAATTAGATATAGATGGTAATATAAGATTACAAAATGCTACATCTGGGATACTATTAAATGCCGCAGATAGACCATTAATAACACGTGGATGGGATCCATTTACATCAGGTATTTATAATGGTATAGGAAGATGGGGTTTATTTATGGAGGGGGCACGAATAAACATAGGATTACCAAATAATTTTATTAGTAATTTTGGAGTTTCAACATATAATGTAAATTCAACAATAGACCAAACAAGATTTTTTGTAAATGGTTCAAGTGGTAATGTAGGTATAGGAACAATAACACCAACACATAGATTACAAGTAGTAGGTGATGCCATAATGACAGGATTAACTACAACAAGTATATTAAGTTCGAATGCAACTATATCAAATATGTTTTCATCATTATCAACAATTTCATCTTGCTTAATACCATCAATAACAACTTCAAATTTAATAAATACAAATTTAAGTTCAAGTTCAGTAAATGTTTCAGGACGTGTTATTTCAAGAGTTTCTGCTGGTGGGTATAATTCAAATTTTGCAGCCTTTCCTATAACAGATACAAATGAATGTGCTATTAGTTTTTTTCAAAATACAGCCGGTTCAACAGCTTCAGCTGGAAGTATATGGGTTTTAGGACATAATGTGTTTAATTCTGGAAATAGAACTTTTTCTATAGGTTCTTCTACATTGGATTCGATTTTAACAATGAATACATCTGGACAAACACAATTTAATTATAATGTTAATATAGTTCGTGCAAATACAACACCATCTTTATTAATACAAGGAGGAATTATTTCAGGGAATGGTGCTAATATAAGATTAATAGGAGGAGGTGGTTTAGGTAGTTCAGTAAATATAGATTTATCGACATATGACCCAGTTGCAAATCCACCGACAGCAAGAATACAAGCAATAGATGAAGCATTTTCATCAAATATAAGTATTCAAACAAAAATTCCGGGGGCTGCATCAAATGCATTAACACCAAGAATGTATATTAGAAATGATGGAAATATAGGTATTAATACAACGGTTCCAAATCATAGATTGCAAGTTAATGGTGGTTTATTTTTAGATAACAATACAAGTGGTGTTTTATTAAGTGGAGCTGATAGACCAATGATTACTCGTGGTTTTGATCCATTTTTATCAGGAAATTTTTCAGGAGCAGGTCGTTGGGGATTATTTATGGAAGGGGGTGCAACTACCTTAGGAATACCAGCTGGTGGTTCTGGACGTCGTCATCAATTTGTTAGTTATAATGATAATTCCACTATTAATACTACATATATGACTATATTGGAAAATGGCAATGTTGGTATAGGAACCACAAGTCCATCAAATAGGCTACAAGTAGTAGGTGGTTCATTTATAGATAATTTAACAACAACTACATCAACATTTGGTTCAACATTATTTACAAACAATGTAAGTATATTAAGAGGAACAACTGCACCGATATTAACAATGGAAGGAGGTATAAGTGAAGGAACAGGTTCATCCTTGAAATTAATTGGTGGTGGGGGTTTAAATACACGTGTTCAACTTGATTTATCAACTTATAATACAGGTTCAAATGACCCAACATCACGTATAATGGCACAAGATGATAATTTCAGTTCTCATATACATTTTCAAACAAAAAATATAGGCAGTGCTAGTAATCCTGCTACTACACGTTTGTTTATTCGAAATGATGGTAATATAGGTATAGGGACAACATCACCATCCTCATTATTATCAGTTTCAGGTAGTGCAACTATAACAACATTAAATAACACTAATTTAAATTCTGTAAATTGCACATTAACAAATATAAGTGTATTTTCATCATCTATGTCAAATACTGTAATAACAAATTCTACATTTTCTAATTTATTAACTTCAAATATATCTAGTTCAAGTGCTGTAATAACGGGTGGTGTTATAGTTAGACGAAATACAATTGGATGGAATCCGTCAATATTATTACAACCACCCGCAGCAGGTAATGAAAATTATATGATATTTAATAATAATATATCAAGTTCTATTAGTGTAGGTTCTTGGTTAGTAGGAACTCCTTCAGGTATAACAGGAGGAACTTTCCAAATAGGTTTTGCAGGAACATCACCATATGCATTTAGTATAGCTACTAGTGGTAATATTGGTATTAGAACAACAAATCCATCAACAGCATTGCAAGTTAATGGTGTTATTTTAGGAAATGATATCATTCGCACATCACGTTCTGGTGATGGTGGGTCATTCCGTGTAAATGGGAGTGATGCTGCAGAAAAAAGTATTGGATTTTATCGTAATTCAAATGAATCAGAATCTACAGCAGGTGATGCTTGGATTTTAGGGCATAATGTTTATGGAGCAACTGATAGGCAATTTGGTATAGGATGCACTACTACAGGTTTAATATTAAAAGGATTTTCATCAGGTGAAGTGGGATATCGTGAATATAATGGAGTTTTTTACACTGGGAGTTTTACAATAAATGGAACAACTATTGCTACATATAATTCTGGAACTGGTTTATTTGAAGGAACCTTTCAAAATATTTCAGCTACACATTTAAATACTTATTATGAAGTAGGTGGCAGTCCTTCTACACAAATTCGATTTCAGAAAAAAGGTGTTTATGGTATTAATATGCATATTCGTTGGGGTGGTGCAGGAACAAATGATAATATTATTCGATTACGTCTTCGTAATACTTCAACAAATACTGTTTTCCACGAGCATCAAGCAAATTTCCAATCAGCCGCAACGGATATGATTATGTGGCAAGGAACATTTATTGTTTATAATACAACAGAAAATCACGAATATCGTCTTGAAATTGGAAAATCAAACGGTTCTACATTATATACTGTAAATAATGTAGTTGTTGTATGTCAAATTTACCCTATCCGTTTCCATCATTAATAAAAATTTAAAATTTTATTGTAATATTAATATAATGCAAATTAATTATTCACCTCGTAGTCATTGGGGAAATTCTTTATGGTCATATATTCATACGATTTCTAGTTTAAATGATACACAACTTGTAAAAGAAATTTTACAAAATATACAATATATTATTCCGTGTAATACTTGCAAACCACATTATAAAGAATATTTACTTTTAATGGACGATTATATAAAAAAATATAACAACATTCCTTTATTTTATTGGAGTGTTGATATACATAATAAAGTAAATTCAAGAACCGGTAAAAGAATTATTACATATGAAGAAGCTATAAATAAATGGTTAAATAAAATTTATTATTGATATTTTAATTAAAGCACACATATTATAGTAATGAATAAAAGTTCATATGATAGTTTTGAAAAGTCTGCACAATAGTAAAATAAAAATGATTTTATTTTTTTAAAACATTATTTTAAAAATGGATAAAAATATTAATGTTCTTGATTTATTTTGTGGAGCTGGTGGTATGTCAAAAGGTTTTTCGGATGCAGGATTCAATGTTGTTTTCGGGATTGATATATGGGATATTGCTATTGAAACATATACACAAAATAATACACATAAAGGAATTTGTGAGGATTTATCAGAACTAACACCTGAAAATTTTCAATCAAAATATAATACAGAGAGATTGAATATTGATGTTATTATTGGGGGAATTCCTTGTCAAGGATATAGTCTTGCTGGAAGGCGTGATGTAAATGATAAACGAAATTTAATGTATAAAGAATTTATAAAATATGTTGATTATTATAAACCGAAAGCAATCATTATAGAAAATGTAGTAGGTCTTCTGACAATGAAAAACAAAAATAATGAAAAATATTTAGAATTAATTCTAAATACATTATCAAAAGATTATATATGTGATTATAAAAAAATGTTTGCTGCAGATTATCAAGTTCCTCAATTGAGACCTCGTGTCATTATAATGGGAATTAGAAAAGATTTAAATAAAATGCCACAATTTCCGTCTAAAAAATATAAACATATACCAACTAAAAATATATTATTACCACGTAATGAATGTGATGTTAAATTGTTTTTATCACAGAAAGCAATCGATGGAATTAATAGGCGTAAAGAACAGAATAAACAAAAAAATAATGGATTTGGTGCTCAGTATATAGACATAGAAAAACCATGTTATACTATTACGTGCAGATATTACAAAGATGGATATGATGCATTAGTGAAATATTCTGAAACAGAGATAAGAAGATTAAATATAATTGAATTAAAAAAAATTCAAACGTTTCCGGATGAATATATATTTAAAGGAACAAAAAAAGACCAGATTATACAAATAGGAAATGCTGTAGCAGTAAAATTTGCATATCATATAGCGAAGGAATTATTCAATATTCTTCAATAATCAATTTTTCCCAAAAATTTTTATTTGCACGGAACATTGAATAGTTGCGATTATTCGTTTCATACATACCGCTATCAATAAATATATCTCCGGAATTTAAATTTGATAAAAAGAATTCATAATCGAATGGTTTTCCAAAATATATTTTATTATATTTATTCTTATTTTTTTTACATAAAATAAAACCATTTTTATTGAATTTGTTTTCTATTTTATTTTTTAAATTTTCACATGTCCATAATGCTATAACAATTTCTTTATCATAATCTAAATTCAAAGTATTTTTTTTATATTTATCGTATTTTAATGAATAATAAATATAAACATTTTTATCTTTAATTCTAATAATTTGACCATATTCGTTCCAATTATTGATTTTTGGAAATGATTTACCAGACCAAGACCATCTATTTTTAGATTTATTAAAAGAACCAAATAATTTTAAAAATTCATCTCTTGTAATATTATAATTTTCATTATTATTTAACATATTTAAAGTTGATTTATTTTTTGAAAATAAATATTCAGATGCACTAAAATCACCAAATGTAATTTTATTTGAATATTTTTTAAGTTCGTAATTATATATATCCGGTTCATTGTAATTATTGTGTTTAATATAAAATAAATTTTCTAACCAATGTCCTTCAGATCCATGGTGTTTTTTATCACAACATACATCTTTATTTTTAACATTTTGCAAAAAAATATTTACAATATAAAATTTTTTAGAATATGATGATAAACAATTCATTAATAATTCTAATTTACAAAAAACAATATTGTGTTTGTTAATTACACAGTGTTTGAATGTATCCTGTCTCTTATA